TAAATGCGTTCTCGTCAATGTCGTCTTCTGACATTGTTTGACTTTTTTCTGCTGCACATTCATCACATGTAGTAACTTCACCATCTGTTTCGCTTCTCATATATTCGCAATCTGCACAACCGTCTGTTTCTTCGCTTACTGACTCTTCCCATGGTGCTTTCTTTAAAGATACTTTTTTCTTTTCTGATCCACGCTCTGGCTCATCTTGTGCAAATGCACGTTTTATAGCTTTTTCTCTATCTTCTGGTGACATTTCTTTTTCTTCTGCTTCACCAAAGTTTTCATCGTCATCACCATAATCGCCATCTTCACCTGGGTGGTTCATGTCGTTATGTCTACGGAAGTCTGCTACAAAATCTTTAATTGTGTCGCCGTCTAAATATTTAATTAAGTCTCCAAGTACTGGGTGATCAGTATCACATCCTAAATCATCACATAAATCATAAATTGGGTCTGCATAATCACCAACTGCTTCTTGTGCTATTTCTTCTGCTTGTTCTGCTTTTAGTTCACGTGCTTCTTGTGGACTCTGAGCTCCTTCTTCAAAACCAGCAAGCTTTAAAATTCTGTCTAAATTACTCATTGTCTTTTTCCTTTTCTTTTCTTAATTTTAATAGTTCTTGTACAAAACTAGTGTTGTACTTGTCTCCGTAAAGTTCTTCAGAATTTACTTCTTCAGCTTCACTATATTCTTCGTCTTGTAAAATGCTTTTATCACTTTCTTCAACTGGCTCGTCTGCATCAATTTCATGTTCACCTTTAACTAAAAGGGTGCCTTGTGCTAGACCTAACATATTACCAATTTCTTTCTGTACTTGACTACCCGTAGTTGGTAGACTTGTTTCAAATTCATAAATATAAACTTCATATCCCTTAAAAGCTGGAAAGTCTCTAGGTGTACTCTGTAATATTGTTTTCTTGGCTGCACCAAGTCCGTTCGAGTCATATTTCATTAAATGCTTCTCGATTCGATCACTTTGTTTGTCAGATAACTCATGGATAGTTTTAATTTTAAAAATCCAAGTATTTTTTGTTTCAGTAAGGTACTGTGTAAAAGATTTCATTGTAATTCTCCGTTAATACTATTTATCGTTTTCTTTCATATTCTTCATAATTTCATTTAGTAATGCACTTCTATCACCAATAATGACACCTTCGTTTGCATCCTCGTCTTCACCATTACGGCCTTTTCCTTGGGAAGCATTAAATTTATCATCATCCAAATCAGCTTTACGTTGTCTCATTTGAAGTTCTATCATTTTAATTTTTTTGTCCATTTTTGCAGTTTTTGCTTGTAAAGCGGCTTGTATCATTTTACTTGCACTATCAAATATAGGAGCTGCATGTCTGTCTTCAACATTCTTACCCAAATCAACTAAGTCATCGAATGTACTCATGGCTTTTTTAGCATATTCGTCCATTTCACGTTCTAACTCATCTAAACCAGTTACTATAGGTAATGCTGCATCTGTTCTTTCAGCAATACTTAATGAACCAGTATATTCTACTATTTGATTTTCAATATCTTCAACAGTTACTTCCTCTTCTTCTGACTTTTCAGCGTCTGGCATCATATCCTCAATTTCAGGAAGTAAATTTAAAACTTCTTCTAATTTTTTTGTCATTTTCGTTTCCTTATGGCTCTTCTTTTATTGCTTTTTTTGGCAGGCTTATTAAAAATTTCATTTTCTGTTATTACTCTAAAGCTCATATTTTGAGATTTACACCAAGCTCTAGCTGCTTCCCATTTTGCATGATTAACTACTGCTGCTGCTTTATCTGCTGTTGATTTTGCTTCTCCAAGAGTTTGAGAGCTTGGTTTTATTTCAACCATTTCAGCATGATTTTTTCCATCTTTGTCCTTGTATACCATTAGTAAGTCAGGAACATATACTGTTTGCTTTCCAGTAAGTGGATTTTTGTATGGTATTCTGTGAGTTTCACTTCCCCATCCTATTACACTTGGATGTGAATCGCACATTCTAAATACGGCTAATTCCCAACTACTTCTATATCGTGGTGCTTTTTTACCTATAAACTTAGTAGTGTTTGTAACTTCATAAACGCCTGATGCAAATTTAGCCATTGTTTTATTGCGCTTTAGCTGTTTTTATATCAAAACCTTCATATACAATATTAATCCTGTATTGCACTAGACTACTATCACTATAATCTAAAGTATCTGAATCTATTTGAGCTATTGTTGGATTAAAAATAGTAATAATATTTATTTGCTTTTCTTTTAAAGAATCTACTCTTGTTATTACAAGAGTTTTAATATAATTGCTATCTTGTTGTAATTTAAAGCCTTTACCTTGCAAGTTATGTTCAGTAAGACTATCAGTATTCATAGTACCAGCATAATAATAATTTGAATAATCTTTTAGAAAGTTTTCAAAGTATGCATCTTTGGTATCATATGCAGTTAGTACAATTGGAGAATAATCAACTCCAGTTTGTACTATTTTTTTCTTATTATAACTATTTAATGTTTGAGTTCTTGCGCTATAACTAGGCATTGTAACATTAGCAATACGTTCTAAAAATACTGGACCATCAATAGTGTCCATGCTAGCAGTAAAATTAAATTTGCTTCTTGGCGCCGCAGTTATCAGCTGACCGCTATTCGCAGTCTGCCCGTATAATGTATGTGCTTTAGCGCCAAGAGCCATGTTATATTAACCTATTACGGTGCTATTACTTCGCCGGTGCCACCACGTGAACCTGCACTTAGTACATCTTGTTGACCTACAGTATGTGCTGCGTGATCGTATCTGATGTTTGCTGTTAGCTGTACCATATCACTTGTTGCATAGTTTAAATCACCATATTGCATTCCTGCAAGATAACAACCACTTAACTCCCATGTGTCAAATACTTCTGGTGCCGTACTACCATTATTACCATCAAGTGTTTCAATCTTCATACTAAATTTGTATGATGAGCCTGAAATTCCACTTGCTTGGTCTGCGTGATCTACTTGCTTATTTAATTGTGAGCCCATTGCTTTAACTACTGCTGATGTCATGTCATCACGTAGTACTAAAGAAATTGCTTCCCATGTGTGCTTGCCTGCCATATACATTTTTGAGTTGTATGAATCTACAACTACTTCGTCGTGTGTTAAATTTGGACGGCCAACACTAATTACGTTTTGTGTTACTATGCCTTGTTCGCCTGTCGTTGCGAGGCCTAGGCCTATGAATGATACACGGAAACGGTATTGTAGCTTTGGCATAAGTGTGGTGCCATTATTTGCTGATCCATCTGTTGGTATACCAAAGTTTGAAATTACTGCCATTTCGAATTCTCCTTTTGAAACTAATAATATAGAATATCTCTTGTATATGTATTTATACAAAACAGCAAAATTTTAACCGCCCATAGAAAAGGCCACACTATAAATGCGGCCTTTTTAATTTTATTTTACATAATACTGGGTAATATTAAGATAAATCACCTGTATTTACAATACGGATTGGAATGTATATGAATTCTGCTGATTTTGTTGGCTCAATTGCAACATCAATATAAAATTCATTAGCATCAATACGTGCTGGTGTATTGTTTGTTTCGTCACATACTACTGCAAAGTCGTATAAACCACGTTGTGCTAGTATGTTAGCTAGGAAGCCATCAAATACTTGTTTAGCATTAGCTTGCGTTGCTTTGTCATTAGCTTCGAATAAGAATGGACGAGCAATTACTGCAAAACGTTCTCTTAGGTATGCTGTTAGACGTGCTACATTTACACGGTCTAATGCTGAAGCACCAGTGTGTAAAGTTTTCTGACCAAATACAACAACACCTTCTGCAGGGAAACGAGCAATTGGGTTAATCTTCTTGTCATACATTGCGTCACGTGATCCTTGTGTTAATGCTACTGGTACAAATTCGCCTTCGCTGTTTAAGTAACCAACATTTGATGCATTTTGTACTGGTCCACGTGTTAAGCCTGCTGGAGCAAACCACTGGAATGATACGTTATCACTGTATGCATATGTATAAAGCGCAACATGTGATGCTGGAGCTATTACACTTTGGCCTGATACTGGATCAGTTGTGTATGCACTTGGATAATATGCTGCTGCATATGTGTTCTTAGTTGTTAAGCCATCTTCTCCATTTTCAGTTGCGTTTGTGCCATCAACCCATGATAATATTTCAGTTGAGTTTACACGGAACGGAGCGTCTACAATAATAAATGCTGTTTCGTTACGGTCACTGTTTAGTGCTACCATTTCGTCCATCATTTCTGGATATGAAGGTGCTGCTAGTAAACGGAAGTTTACTGTTTCTTCACGTAGTTCTGTGCCTGCTGCTGATGCTTGCATCGCTGCTGTTACAACTCTACGTTGTGCTAAACGACCAAACGAACCTGCGCCTGATGCTTGGTTACCTGCGTGGTTACGCCATTTCCATGCTGTTGCTTCTGCTGAGTTATACATACGCACTGTACCGCCTGAACGACACATATTAATCCCTGTTGTACCAACTGGGTATAATAGTGGGTTTGGAGCATCTGCTAATAGAGTTGCTTCGAATGCACCTGCTGCTGTATCGTTAGCAGTAATATCGCCAAATACAACACCACTTGAAGTTGACTGGTCTGTATTATCTTTTAGTACCCATGCACTACCGTTTGAACGATAAAGTGCTGGATAACCGTCTTCATCTGTATCAATCCAATAATCGCCTACTGCGCCTACTGCTGGTGCTGATGTTGCATATGAAACGTTAGTTGCACGTTCCCATTTTTGAACACCGCCATCTAATGCTACTTCGTAAACTGCTAATTCGTTTACATCTGGGTCATGCCAAACAGTTCCATGTACTGGATTGCCTGTTGGTTCTGTTGTTTGAGCTGTTACTGCTAAGTTTGCCCATGCGCCTGATGTATATACTTTAACAAACATTTCTGATGAATCAACATCTAACCAAAGATCACCTTCTTGTAATGTACGTTCAATTGCTGCTGTACCGTCTTGGAATGTGTCGCCTGCTACACCTGTTGGTGCTGCTGCTTGAGCATATACTACTGGTTGTGCTGTAAATGCTTCTGCTGATGTCGTATATTTTGATATATCTAATTTAACACCTGCGCCTGGAGTAGTTGTTTTAACCCAAATGTCATCAACTGACGGTGATGCTGGTGCTGAATAGTGTGGTGCAAATGTTGCTGTTATTGCTACCCATGAACCAGTCACGCCTTTGAAATATTTCAAAGATGTTGTTGATGGTGTAACTTCTACTACCACGTGGTAAGCATCATCTACAACTGTTGCTGTTGGTGCACCAGATGCAATTTCTACTGTTGGTGTTACTGCTACCCATCCTGATGCAGTATAACTAAAGATACCCCAAGATGTTTTTGCTGGGTTAACCCAGTATGTGCCATCTGCTGCAGGACCTGTTGGTTCTGTGCTTAATGGACGTAGTGATGTTAGATCTACATCTGCACGTACTATGTACGCTGCTGAACTTTGACCTAAGAATGAATATGCTGCTAACAACCCGTAGTCGTTAGTTTCATCGCCTTGTACTACTGCGCCTGCAGTTTGACGAAAGTCGATGTTGCCAAAGTACTGTGTTAGTTCACGTTGTGAAGTAACCAATACTGGTTTACCAGCTTGTGCTGATTTTGTGTATTTTGCTATGCCGTCAGTTTCAGTACCAGTTGGGTCAGCTTTGTCCTGTCCTGTAGCGATGAAAATCATCGGTACAGTACCTGTGCCTGCTGGTCCGTAAACTGATTCATCTGTTACTGTTACCTGGACACCAGGTGAAACAAGATTTGCCATGTTTTAAGAGCTCCTAATTAAACATCCAATATCGCTGGAAGTTGTGTTATCTAACGGTATTTATTTAATCAAGGGCAAAACAGGGCAGTTACAGAGTTAACTTTGTGGTTAATTTAAATTATTCATTAAACTACGCACATTGAATTGTAGTTCCAATAAGTCACCGTTGTTGTCAATAGTATAGTCAGCCATCCATTGTTCCAGGCTCATACTATTTTTATCTTCAGGAGGGAGGTGCATGCTACGATCAACCCAAATAACGTAATCAAATACATTAGTATTCTGCATTGCAAAAAACTCACGCTTATTGCGTAATCCACAGTAGATGTTATACGAATTAAACATTTCGCGACCAAGCTTTGCTGCATCTTTAATATTATAATCGCAAATTGCATTATACCATTCTTCTCGATGATTATGCCTATCTGCATAGCATTCTACTTCACTTGAATATCCATATTTCTCTTTTAGATCGTTGTAAATAAAAAGTTTACTACAAAACTGACTACTACTTTCAAAAGTATATCCGTATTCGTCACGTAGAATTTCACATACAGTATCCTTGCCATGTCTACCGTGACCAATAACAAGTAGTTTGGGTTTTGTCATACATATCTCCTAATGTTAATTTATTATAAACTAACAGATATTAGATGTCAATAGTTTTTTCTATTTTTTTGAGATTGTTAGCGCCAACTTGCAATTCTTTTAGCCAATTACAAAGCCTAAACCTGTCGATCCGTCCATGTATAAAGTAAGTTCAGTATCTAGTTTATCCATTTCAGCTTGCGCATCTGCTCTTAGTTGATCTGCATTCATTGTAGTTCCGCCTTGTGGTCCTGCAATCTGTGTAAATTTACCACGTGCTTCAGCAATCATTAATTTAGCATGTGCTAATGCATAATCTGCTAGCCATGGTCCACCATACATATCTTGAAGAAGACTTTCATCTGGTCTATGATGGTATGCGTGTAAAACTACTGTGTCATCTGCTCTGATTTGACGTTGAATAATTAATTTATGATCACGTTGTCTCCAAGTAAACATTAATTCAGCGCCAAAGAGTCTACCCATTGTTTCACGATTTTGTTGTAAAAAATCATATGATGCTAATCCGCCTTGTCTACTAGATCCTAGTAAATAAGTGTTCATGTATGCTGCTTGAAATGGTTCAATATTTGCACCAGTGCCACTACTAATACCACTTGTACGGCGATAGATATCTTTAACTTCAACTACTTCAGTAGGAAGAGTATATTCACTTGTACCTTCAGTTAATTCTAAAATAATAAAGCTTTCTTCAACTGAATTCTCTGCACGTTGACGGTATCGCTGTAAAGCTTTTTTAATTGCTAGCTCATAGTGTTCTGGGTCAAGTTCAACGTCAACCATTCCTCCACCAAGGCGTAGTTCAATTTCTTTTTGTAAAGTTTGTATCGCACTCATAGTAAATTTCTCCTGCTATGTATATTTAGCTGGATTAGTCACATGATAGCTGATCTATTCTTTCTAGTATAATATTACCTGTATATTGATCAATTTCTGATAAAGATTGTATGTCTGGAGTATTTCCATCTACAATTGCATCTAAAAATTTATAAGTATTCTCATCTGGATATAATAATGCAATGTCTAATTCACCAGTATGCTTACTATGTATTTTCTTTTTAACATTATTAAGGTATGCTCCTCTCATTTGAAAATATGTATATTGAGCTATATCAAATACCAAGTATTGACGTGCAATAATGCCATCATACACATGAGCTGTTATATGAGGACAATTAATAACAGCATCCATTGTGTTTTTGCCAATGGTTCCTCCTGCAGATATAGTAAGTACTTTGGATACATTGGATTGTTCTAAAGTATTAATTGCTAAATCAAAATCATCACGATCCTCAAAAGCCACAATATTTCCAAATCCGTATTTTACTAAATTTTGTCTGGTAATTTCAGCTAACCTAAGTTCAAGACTATCTTGAGTTGTTGGACTTTCAGTATCTTTACAATCAATAATAACACCTAGGTCGCTGTCCAGAGCATTATATAATTGCTCTGGATCTGGATCAAGTGTACTAAACTTGTTCATTTAAAATACTGCCATAATAATTGTATCTGCGTTAAATCTTCCATTCATTTTAATTTCAGTAGTCTTAATTGTTTGGAATAGCTTTTCAGTTTTAGAGCGTGTTGTTTTCTTAATTTGAGGCAATAGTTCTGCTGGCTTTCGTAATGTACGCTGTACACTTCGTTCTTGGTCAAATCCAGTAAGTGTTGTACCTTTTACACCAAATCCACTTCCTGGGCGGCCCATGCCTTTGGGATCAATATTGCTTGCATAGTATAGCCCTAGTTTACGAGTTTTGCAATTAAACACTAATGCAATATTTGCACCAACTAAGCTAGCTGGAGACAAGCTTGCAATTCCATAAGTTTCATCACTAATTTTAAACTTCATGTTCTTAGTAAGATCTTCTGGACTTTTAACTTTCACTTTACGTGGTTTTCTTGTACTCTTTGCTTCTTTCTCAATAATATCACAGGCGTTAATAATCTTTTGATATATATCTAAGTATGACTTTGTTACTTTTGTACTAAGATGTGCATACCCTTCTTTAAGTTGCGCTAGTTGATCTAAGTCATATTCAGATAGCCTTTTCTTTTGTGCTGGTGACGGCGGATTTAGTAGTTCGAACATTTCATCACGTTCAGGAACATACCATCCTCTAATAATACGAACATGTCCAGGTTTTGCCATTAGTTTTCGTAGTATAGATAATGGATTAAAATCTTTTACAGTAGTAGTATCATTTGATACAACAAATCCTTCTACAAATTCTTCAATCTCTGTTACCATATTACCACAAGTTTCCAACATACGCTCCTTAATACTTGGAACATATATATTCTTTTTAGTATCTGAAGTATCTTTTTCTTTCTTTTTAGCAACCAATTCCATTGCATCATTAACTAAAGATTCAATACGTACTGGTATGCCTTTAATATAATCAGGATGTACAATATCTTGATGATTGTTATTAATCAACCAACAAGCGGCGGACCATGCTGCATGCATTCCAGTTCGATAATCTGGAAGTTTGTTTACTGCTTGTAGTTGTTCTTTAGAATAGTTTTGGCGTATATATTCTTTTACTGGGCCGCCCCATTCTCGAGACTCTACTTCATATTGTACATATGAAGAACATGCCCACCAACCTTTAGTTACTGGCATAGCGGCAATTCCAGTTGTGCGTCGAGCTGCACGTGGAGCTTTTTTCTTTACTACACGACCAGTTACTTTGTTTACTCTTGCCATTACTATTCTCCTTGTTATATCTTTATGCTATCATACTAAAGAGTTATTTTAGTTTTGTCAAGCCTTAATTTAAATTATTTTACGGCTTTTGTTGCAGCTGTATAGATAGGCGTTGTTTTAACTTTATCCATTACATCAAGCAACAATTTCATTTCCCTTTGGTAAACTTTCCAAAAGCTAGGATCCATATTGCTAATATCACTACTATTGTCAATAATATCAGCACACTTTACAAATTGCGCTTCGTATGAAGCATCTGCACTGTGTTGACGATCTATTGCCTTACGTAATTCACGATTGCCATCTGATGGAATACTAACGTCAGTAAGTCCTTCAACAATAACTGCAATATCAGGACCAAAGTTACTCTGGATATCTTCCATAGTTACATTAGTATCCTCTACTGTATCGTGCAAGTATGCCGCCGCAATCATATCTTTTGTGCCACGAAACTCATGTACTATATTAGCAACACGAATTGGATGAACAATATATGGCACATCTGTGTATTTGCGCCTTTGTCCAACTGCATCATGTGCAATTACTGCAAAATGTAGGGCTTGATTTGACATATTAGCTTCCTGTTACTAACTCTAAAGAACCATCTTTTAACAACGCAAAGTTTTCGATGTAGTTGTGGTGCGTTCCGCTTTGCTCAATGCAACTATTAGCAGCAATCCAAAGGTTTTTAACAGTGCCGTCTATTGCCCAAGCACTCACTTGTCCAATTGAACGTTTACCGCCGTCTGCTAGATCAGCTTGAATATCTTCAATTGTTGCATTAGGAAGTACAAAATCATAAACAACTTTGCGCATTTTTTTGCTGAACAATGCGTAGTCAGCTGGCATTGAACCGCCATCCCAAATACTCCAAACAGTGTCAAGGTTAAGGTCAACACGCATATCTTCGAAGTGTTCCATTGCAAGTGTATCTGTATCTACATCTTCTAACCAAACATCTTCCATTGCAATTGTTTCTATGCTTACATCTTCAAATTTTACTGCTTGGTTTAACATGTGTATATCCTTTTGTTTTAACTTATATACATGTTCTAGCAGTTCTAGATCACTTTGTCAATAAAAAAGTGCAAGAAAAGATCCTGCACTTTCAATGAGTTATAAATTAATTTGATTTTTATTAACTTTCTTTAATTTGTTTTTCAAACTCACGCAAACGTTTGTATACACTTGCTAGCTCAATAATTGTTGGCCAACTTTTAAACAAATATTGCAATGAACCTTCAACACGTCCAAATGCACGTAAAATCTGTTGCATAACACCTAGTGTCATTACGCCTGCTACAATAGCTGGAGCAAGGAAGATATAACCAACTAGTACGTTTGTTTGCAAGTATGCAAGACGCCCAATATTGAAATACAAATACTGTAAATAACTTCTGTAATGAATTGTTCGAACACCATCAAATAACTCATCAAGAGTTTTAGGACGAATATTTCCATCATCTTCTGCAATAACAAGAATTTTACGATATGCTGCTTCGCGCTTTTGCAAATCATATTCAATACCAACAAGTCTTAATATCCAGGCAAGACCAATCATTAATATTGTTCCGCCTACTGCCCATATTATAGCACCAGTTACTAGTCCAAATTGCCAATCGCCAAACCACATAATTGGAATACCAACTGATAATGCCATTAACACTGGGAAAAATTCTACTATTACCATTACACTTTCAATTAAGCTGGTTCCTAGTCCTTCCACAATACGTGACATTTTTACTGTATCTTCTTGAACACGCTGTGATGCACCTTCAATATGACGAGCTTTATCGTACACACTATGGTACCAATCTACCATACTTGTTCTCCAACGAAATAAGAAGTGACTTGTAAGGAAGCTCGTTGCTAACCCTAAAACAATCCATATTGCCGCCAATTTACCAAAGCTCATTAAACCACCAATGTATTCGTCCATCGTGACTGCATTAGGGGTGCCAAGAGCTTTTTGAATCATATCGTAAAAGGTACCAAACCATTCGTTAATTTTGACATCAATTTGAACCTGTATCCAAAGAGACGCTAAAATGGTAAAGGAACCTAAATAAGCCCAAACAGCCCATTTACGATCTTTAAAAAAATTAAACATATTTTTATCCTTCTATATAGTAGTTAATAAACTACACATATAACTACTTATGCATTTAAAACCAACGCATCCTTCGCATAAATACACTATATAGGAAGCTTTTAAAATGCCAAGATTATCTTTATACAAACCATTCAAGGGAAACGACTTTAAGTTTATGGATAGAAGTATTCGTGAACAGTTTGATATTGGCGGGGTAGGTGTACATGTACACAAATACCTTGGTCCAAAAGCACAAACCAACGGAGATGACCCAAGTGAGCCAGACTATGGTAGCGGTTTAGAAGTAAATAATATAACTGGTCAAGAAGACAATCCAGAAGGTCTAATAGACGAAACAAATATACAAGATTTATTGTTTATGGAAAACAGAGATCGTAAATATGATCCAGATGTTTTTGAATTGCGTGGTGTATACAATGTTACTGATAATGACTTTGACTTAACTCAATTTGGATTATTTTTAACAAACGATACACTGTTTATTACATTCCACACAAACGACATGGTAGAAAAACTTGGGCGTAGACTTATGCCAGGTGATGTAATTGAATTACCTCATTTACGTGATGAGTTATTACTTACTGCTGGAAAAGATGCAATTAATAAGTTCTACGTAGTTCAAGATGCTAGTCGTGGTAGTGAAGGATTTAGTCAAACTTGGTATAGTCATATTTGGCGTATTAAAGTATCTCCACTAACAGACACACAAGAGTATGCAGATATACTTGGCACTGCGCAAGATGAAAATAGTCTTAAAAATAAAATTAGTAGTTATAATACTGAACTTAATATTAGTAATGCAATTGTTGAGAGTGCTGAACAAGCTGACCCAGTTGGATTACCGCTTGCAGAGTATTTATTTGGGGCAAATGAACAACCAGAATATGATTTTGGTAAAACATTAGAACAGGGAGATGCATTTCCAGCAATGCCAAATGATGGAGACCATTATGTGCGTACCGACTTTAAGCCTAATAGATTATTTGTGTTCAGAGGAAGCCGCTGGCATAGACTATACGATAATGTTCAAGATGAAACTTGGAGTGATAGAACATTCAACGCTAGTGCGTTTATAGACAATTTAGAAACAACTGTTGTTGATAATCAAGAAATTCCACAAAGACAGTCACTGTCTAAAATTGGTACTTCAAAATCAGAAACAATAACTCCAGGTAGTGACTTTGAATAGGATTTAATTATGGCACAATATTTTTATGATAAACAAATAAGAAGATACATTCAGCAGTTTATTCGCTTGTTTAGTGGATTTGATGTACAGATGGGTATTGACGAAAATAACCTTCCAATATTTCAAAAAGTTCCTGTACGATATGGAGATATAAATCGTATGGCGGCGCATATAACACGTGAGAATTCAGAAAATGTTGTTAATAGTGTTCCATTTATTAGTTGCTATGTGACTAATTTATCAATGGCTCCAGAAAGAAGAACATACCAACAACACGTAGACAAAGTAGAAATGTATGAAAAAGAACGTGATGATACTACTGGAAATTATAACGATAAAATAGGAAATAGATATACTATTGAAAGGCATGCGCCAGTTCCTTACATATTAACCATGAACTGCGATATATGGACATCAAATACAGATCAAAAATTACAATTACTAGAACAAATACTTGTATTGTTTAATCCAACATTAGATGTTAGAACATCTTCTAATCCTGTGGATTGGAGTGCGCTTAGTCATGTTGAAATGAAGAATACTACTTGGAGTAGTAGAAGTGTTGGATCAAGCATTGATGACATTATTGATGTAAGTAGTGTATCATTTGATATGCCAATTTTTATTAATCCACCTGCTAAAGTAAAACAGCAAAAATTAATACACACAATAATTAATCAACTATATAATTTAGATGATGAAAATTTAGATTTGTTTAAAACTGGAGATTTATTTGATAAATCATCAGTAGAATATACCATTGTTACTTTTGAAGACCGCAAGTTAAAATTTGAGAATGAAAAAGCATATTTACTTAATTCACAAGGAACATCAGAGGATTTAGTAAATGGTGGTGACTTAGATTGGAATACTGCATTACTGCCATTTAGTACTCTTAGACCAGGAATTAGCCAAATTCGAATTAGAAAAAATTCTAATCCAGGAGTAGAAGGTAATGACATTATTGGTCGACTCAGTTTTGATCCAAATAATGATAATGCATTACTAGTAGATATTGATACTGGTACATTACCAGCAAATACCATTGTTGCTATTGACGCAATTATTGATCCACAGAAAAACTACCCAGGCGATGGTTCAGTTCCTAGTGCATTAAACGGTCAAAGATATATGCTATTAAACGATTTGACTGATATTGCCCAGTGGGGAAATATATCTGCTGTAAAAAATGATATTATAGAATTTAATGGTGCTGATTGGGTTGTTAGTTTTAATAGTACCAGCGCAAATACTACTCATTATGTAACAAATGTATCAAGCCAAGATCAGCTTGAATGGACTGGTGAAAAATGGGTAAATAGCTTTGAAGGGATATATAATCCTGGATATTGGAGATTGTATCTCTAGTGAGGATTAACTAAATGATACAAGCAAGCGGGTGTATATTTTTAAGCTTATCAACAAATAGAGTAATGTTTCAGCAACGCAGCAGTACTGTAACTCATGCAAATACTTGGGGGTTTTTTGGTGGGAAAAGTGAAAATGATGAACGTCCTATTGAAACTTTACTACGAGAAATAGAAGAAGAATTAGGTATGGTTCCTGATATACAACGTGTTATACCAGTTAATAAATTTACTGCAACTAATGGAAATTTTATTTACAATAGTTTTGTAGCCATAGTACAAGATGAATTTTCACCAATATTAAATAATGAGAGTGACGGTTATTGTTGGGTTAAAGTTGGAAACTGGCCTTTACCCCTACACCCTGGTGCAAAAGTACAATGTAAATCAAAACAATTTGTTAAAAAGATAAACACTATTTACGAACAGCATACTATATATTAATCGTTATCTAAATGTGCATCTAATGGGCCAAATCCCCATTCACGCTCTAAGCAAAACCAACAAGTTCCACAATGTGAAGAAAAGTCTGTTGTTACTTTTTCACAACTACGAGTTAGTGGAAACAAATCATCCATAACATTAAATGTATTATATAATTCAGCTATATGGCGCTTATGATGATTTCTAAATGGTCGTTGATATTTAAATACACCAGGCTGTCCATCCATTTCATAATGTTTTACTGGATAATCTTCTGATGGGACAACAGCCGTAGTAGCTCCTAGATTTTCTACATATGCAATCATATTTTTTTCAGAAATCTCAATTGCATGATCTTTCCATGTTTTGCCTTGTGGTACTGGATCACGTGCAAATACTCTATCAATATCCCACATCTTATTTGCTTTCATTTCGTCTTTTGGGGGATTAAGGGTTATGCCCGTCCATTGCATAGTTTCATAACCCTCTTCTATATTGTCAAGGTTGTGTAAGGGTTCTGATACCCTATCCTGTCCTAAATTATAGTCATCATCACCAAGATTAGTATTTACATGGTGTATAAAATCTCCAAGTGGCTGTACACTATTCACATATTGTATTACTTTTTTTGCAAATATTTCTTGATAAGGAAGTTGTTGATTTACACTAGTTGCTAGATCAAATTTTATATCAGGATTAAAATCATTTCTATATTTTGCTAATATGTATAAAAGTATCGCACTATCAGCTCCACCAGAAATTTTATGAATTACTCTCTTTTTTCCAGGAATGTATATCTTTATATCTCCTCCTGAATTGGGTATAGTCCATACTAAACTCTGATCCATTTGTTTTATCTTTTCTTCATACTAGCTACAAACTGTTCACGTAACCATTCAAAATCATTAATTTTGTTTAATGCATCAATATCGTTTGCATGTTCTTCGCCATAAGCTTTTCCTTCATTAGCACCTTTTAAACAGTATCGGCCAAAACGTTCTCCACTATCTACAGTACACCATGTTTCTAATCTATCTACGGTTTCTTTCTTTGGAGTTTCATCTTGTTGAATTCCACTTGCAAGTTTTACAGTTTCACGGAAAGCACCACGCCATGTACGGAATGGATCTTTATTAAATCGTGTAATATTTGATACATCACTTACTGGTTGATAGTAAGCCGCTCCTGCTGTGAAATCTGGTAATACGTGTCCCATATCCAATAATTGTTTACGTGGGAATAGTTTTATGCCACCATATCCATACTTTAGTCCATTAATTGGATTTAATGCTGACCATACGTATGTAGTTGTTTCTCTATTTGACATCGGAGGAATGTAATCGAATGAAAAGTCATCCATTAATTCTGCATCAGCATCAACAATATATACCATTGTTGTTTTTGCTAATCTAGCTGCTTCTTTATGTGCTGCTCCAATACCTTCAACATTTTTCACATGTTGCGCATCTGGGAAACGTTGTTTTAATGCCATAAAGTTTCTATCAGCTTCTTCTTCATGATAACTAATCATGAATACGTCAAAATCTGCATCATGATAGTTTGCTGAAATTTTATTTTTCATTTCACCGTATATTACACCACCAGTTGGTACTAATTTAACATCGCCCCAATTGACTGGGCGGTTGGTTCTGCGGATAACTTTTGGAAATTCATGAATAAAGTTACGTCCTATATCACTTGGCTTATAATGCCAAGGAAAATCAGGTCTAACATCTGCATTTAAAGTTACTATCCAAACCATATCAGATTGTCCTTGATACTCAAATGCTAGTTTAGTTAATTCCTCTTCTGTTTTAATCTTTGATACTGTAGTAATTATTGGATACGAACTAAAAATATGCTTTTTAAGTCTATCCCAAGGCGTAACTACACTTTGCCCGTTAAAATCTCGTAGTATGTTTGATGTTCTAATCATAACAGTCATCCTTTATTGTATAAGCCTTTGTACCTATATGGGCTATCTTTTTGCTGACATCGTGATCAACATATATTGTGTATCCATTTTTTTGTGCTTGATTGCAAAAATATATATCTTCGCCAACTAAACTTGTATAATCTTCATTCCATTCTACACTATAATGTGGTAATGCAATCTTTTCGTACACTTCTCGCTTAACAAGCATAAGTCCACTTCCAACTGCATGTACTTCCTCTAATCCATTACCAGTGAATACTCTAGTATCTAGATTATTTGGATCTTTAAATGCTACAGGTCTATGAGGTTTAACTCTAGTTGAATAGTTACCTGCTACTATAGGTGTATCTGCAGATAAAAGTGCATCAAGTGTATCAGCTGGAAATTTCATATCACTGTCTAACCAAAGCAAGTGTGTGCAATTAGTTTCCAGTGCTTCTGTTACAAGTTGTTGACGTTGCATTGCAACTTCGCTACCCATAACCATGTTAAGTGTAACATTTATATTTTTCTCACCACATCGTTTCATTAACATGGCGAGACAATATGTAAAAGTAGAAGTTACTTGATCTCGTACCGGTATGCAAATAGATACTTTTGACGCTTTATCAACACTATACTGGTACTTAGGAATTGTTACCATTAGTCAATTAAATCTGCGCCTAATTCTGCTTCAATTTGCTGAACTGATTCATTTAATGATTTTGCTAACATAGTTGCTGTTTTTACAGACGCAGCGAACGCTTCGTCACTTAGCGAAGCCATGTAATTCATGTGTTCCGGTTGTACTTTACCAATTGTAAGAATATCAATTGCTGCTAAACGTCCTAAACGTTGTACCCAATATTCTTCTTCTTGGTCTTCAATAGTTGATAGTAATGTGTCAACATCGTGGCTTGCTGAAAAATCTGCATATACTGCTTCTAATACTGCTAAGTCTGGATGTTGTTCTGCACGTGCTTGTAATAAGTCTGCCATTAATGCTTGTGCTTTACGGCCTGGTGTAGGGTGTGCTCCTAACACAAATGTTTCGATTTCAAATCGTGTTCTAATGCTCATAGTTTTCTCCTGTTGAGTTTACATATATTGTTAGTTATATTATATTGTTATTTAACGACATTGTCAAGATATATTTCTCAACAATGTCGTTATAATAATTACTTATCCTATGGAGGACTTGTGTAGTTATCGTTATCTGGATGAACACCAGAATTTGTACCATATTGGTTAGGATTCTGCCATCCACCAAATGTTGCTGATAGTTTAATGTTCGTTGTTACTGATGGGTTAAGAAAGTTACCCAGTGTAAGCATCGAAATGGTGCCGCTTAGTCCGAAGTAGTTACGAACTGTACCCATTGAAATTTGGGAACCTGTTGCTGCTAATGCCATATTTATTTCTCCTCGAGTTTTTATTTTAACGTTAAATAAAGTGCATTCTATGAACGCACAAATGTATTTATACTAATTATTAATGGTAATAAAATACATGTTTACACCATAAGACCTAATCCTATTTTATTTTGTGCAAATGATCCTTCCCACCAACTAGCATACGTTGCCTGAAATTCTTCTGATGGAATGAATTGTTCTGGAAAGTAATTATGATATGTTCCTAGTCCTTGTGGTTCTACTGAATGAGCAAGCATATACTTAAAACTTTCACTGGAATTTTCTATACATTTTTGACCACGCTCTTGTGCATAATCCCAAAACGGTGTTTTAAAATCTGAACCAGCATAGTAGTGAAGCATAATTATAGATTCGTTTGATGTTATCCATTCATCGTATCTCTGATTACTTAATTCTAAACTAGACCCATGAAACCAGTGTCTGTCTATTATTGTGTTTACTGAGTCTACTGTGCTGAAAGATGTAGCTTCCAACGGCTCTAAGAAGAAAGAAGCATTGCCATTATAAGCTATGTTGCCTTCAATATTATTTCGCCTTCTATAGTTCTTGAAAGAAAAGGCGTTAGTGGTTTCACTGGGTTCTAAATTATATTCATCAAATATATTTTGAACATCAGCCATTACTTCTTCAAGAGTATTAATATCTTTATTATACATATAACCAATAGAGCAACGATTTGCTAATGGAATGCCAAATACCCAACCATATGGTCTTGCAATAGTTAGTGTGTGATTGAACTTGGGATAGTCCCAAAAGCACTGAGTTACATAAACAGAGTTAACTGGTATATAGTCTGATTGTTTGTGTGACTCATATGTAATTGGCTTTCCAGTACAATCTATAATAAAATCTGCGTCTATGTCTTGTGTGTCTACATTCATTTGTTTTATAGTTACATGCTCTTGTAATTTATGATGAATATATTCCTGTAGTTTGGGCGCACTAAAATGTAAGGCTACTGATGGACTAGGAAAATCGTGGAGAAAAGGCTTCATATTCCTCCCCCAATTTTGCTTGTAAATACCCGTCTTTATCGTAGCATCTACCTTATCATAATCTCTGGCACCAAATGCAAACCATTCGTTTAATCTTGATGGTAATACTAGGTTAGAACCTTCTCCAACTGATTGTGGTTTTATGTTGGGATCAAAGTACCACTCAATTTCACAGTTGGTTCTGTTTCTATAAAAAGACGCTGACATGCAACCAGCAGTGCCTTTGCCAACTACTGCTATTTTTTTCATTAAGGTAACTTTGTTATACTAGGGACTTCAAGAGGCCAACCAGGATGAGCTGGTGCATCTCTTAGTGCCTGGCGATAGTCTAGAAGTTCCTGTGTTGGATTTCTATCTGGTAACATCATGTGATCTGTGCGAGCAAGTTCTTCATCTCTTAGCTTTCTAAAATTTTTATCCATTTCAGCAATTTCTTCATCAGTATAGCCTGTATGATGATCCTTCTTTTCTTCTTCATAGTCAGACCATTGTGTTATATCTGCATCTTCATTAACAACAATGCTTACACCTCTTTCAGTTTTATGCCATAATAATTTTTCTGTCATTGGGTTTTCCTTTAATTAATATATATTCTACAACTTCCAGTGCCACCAGTTGCTTGATAAGAAGCACCACCGCCTGGCGGGTTACCATTTTGATTAAGACCTGATGCACCATCACCTGCATATTGTGATGTTTCATAACCAATAGCACCGTACTGAGCATACCCCATACCACCAGCGTAAACCATTGATGCACTACTACCTGAGTCAACTGATCCGCCAGAGCTACCAGTACTGTCATTTCCAAGTCCCCAAGTTGTTCTACCATGCGTAATATTAATACCAACACTTTGAGTTTCATTAGATTGATTAAAATTAAACCCTGTAGTACTTAAACCATCTACTTTATATGTACCTGGGTGAACAATAATTTCATTGGCATTATTATGAGCAGTATTATATGTTTGGGCACCAATAGTTATTTGATTTGCAAGAGCTCCTGTAGCTTGCCAATTAGGTCCTGGTCCAGCGCCACCACGAATAGTTACTTGAGCACCATCTAAAACATCAGCTCTGCATATAATCAGTCTAGCACTTCCGCCACGACCGCCAAAGTACCAACCTGGATTATACAATGAGGAGTTACCGCCGCCACCTGAACCAACTAGGTATACGTAACAAAGTTTATAAGGTGCCGTCCCTGATGGCAAACTAACTGCACCAGAGCTTGTCATATTAATATTTGGAGAATTCCAATTGGGTATATAGTTAATGTGTGGAAGAGGTTCAGGGTCAAGTATAATACTAAAGTCCTGAGCATTACTCTGAGCACCGGACATGTCAGTAGCTGAAACTCCAAAATTATAAGTTGTTGCAATAGCACTAGGTGCCCAAGTAGAATTGTCATGTACAAGATTGGTGCCAATTATTTGCATTCCAGGTGGAATTGATCCTGTGGTAGCATACGATAGTTGCTCAGGCGAATTGTTGTCATCTGTAAAATATTGTTTTAAATCTCTAGTAAAAGGCCCTGCACTATTGCTAATAGTAGCGGTTACTGTGCCACCGTCTGGTACTGGTGGTAAGTTGAACACATCCATCCAAACTCCTGTTCCAGCGAAAATACGAACGTTATTAGATGTTGTATTAAAATATACGTCTCCAACCGTAGGATTTGATGGGTTACTTGAATGCTGTACTAAACTTGAAGCTTCAATTGGTGTTGTAGCGGCAGCGCCCTGTGGACCTGTAGCACCTGCTGGGCCTGTAGCACCTGCTGGGCCTTGTGGTCCAGTACTACCTGTGGAACCTTGAGCGCCTGTGTTTCCAGTAGGACCTTGTGGACCAGTTGCACCCTGTGGACCAGTTGATCCGTCATTGCCATCTGAACCTGCTGGACCTGTTGCACCCTGTGGGCCTGTTGCACCTTGGCTACCTGTTGAACCAGTATCACCTTTAAGTCCTTGTGGACCAGTGGCTCCATCATTTCCATCTGCACCTGCTGGACCTGTTGCACCCTGTGGGCCTGTTGCTCCAGTTGGACCAGTGGCTCCATCATTTCCATCTGCACCTGCTGGACCTGTTGGTCCTGCTGGGCCTGTTGCTCCATCATTTCCATCTGAACCTGCTGGACCAGTTGCACCTTGTGGACCAGTTGCTCCATCACTTCCGTCTGCACCTGCAGCTCCTGTTGCACCTTGTGGACCAGTTGCTCCTTGTGGACCAGTTGCTCCTTGTGGACCAGTTGGACCAGTGGCTCCATCATTTCCATCTGCACCTGCGGCTCCTGTTGGTCCTGCTGGGCCTGTTGCTCCATCATTTCCATCTGCGCCTGCTGGGCCTGTTGGTCCTGGAGGAACAGTTAGTCCAGTTATTGTTGCATTAGTAACATCTAGTGTATCATTAACAGTTAGTTCATCTATTAATGATTCATGTACAACTAATTGAGAATCGTTGTTTCCTGTACCTACTGTTAAAACCGGATCATTTGCTAGTCTGTCAGCAATGTCACCAAACAATGTTCCTGTTATTGCTATATTCTGTCCTTGCAGTGTATAGTAGCCTGTTGTATCAATTACTGTTGCTCCACCTTGCGATGATGGTGCTTTTATTAAATCAATTTCAGCATCGTGAATTGTTAATAGATCTCTTACTGGACCGGTGGTAATAATTGGTGTATTTTGAGTAGGTGAAATTACATCTCCATATAAGCTACCTGCTACATTACCTGTTAGTGTGTATTGAGGTTGCGAAGCATTTAATACTGTTGAGCCAGTATTTGGATTTATAATGTTGCCCGTAACATTACCAGTAACATTACCAGTAACATTACCTTGTAAGTCGGCGTGAATAATAGGTCCTGGTGTTGCATCATCTTCAATAATGAGTGTGCTACCAGTTCTGTCATAAACTGCACCGTTCCAATTACCAATTGTAGCTGTTCCAGTAAAGTCTACACTATTACCAGTAAATGTAGCATTACCACTAATATTAGTTGTACCTGAATTTAGTGTTGTTGCATTTGCTGTATCAATTGTTAGTGATGAATCTAAATTGCCAGTTCCGCTTTCTAAAATTTTATTAGCACCAGTTATGTTGTAAACATCACCATACACATTGCCCGCTAGTCCGCCAGTAAAAGTAGTACTTGTACTTGATACATCAACAATAACGTTTCCGCTATTATCAACTACATCGCCGCGATATGTTGCTGGTGTGTTTGCATCACCTGGGGTTAAAACAATTGATGTTATATCTGTTTCATCTGCTAGATTATATCCTACCTTAGTAGCATACGTATTAATTGTACTTGATTGATATGTAAATACACCTGTTGCAGAATCATATGTTAATGCTCCTCCCAATGTTGGAGAGCCAGTGCTTACTGATAGATCATCTTTATTAAAATCAGCATCTATTTCTTCGTCAACATGGCCAGTTACCTTGTCAACCTTTTGCATTTTTAATCTGCCGTTAGATTCTTGCTGTAGTCTTATCTTCTTGCCTGAACCATTATCTAGTTCGATCTCTTTTACACGCATACTTTTGGATACACCAGCAGTATCAGTAACACTCATGTCACCATCAGGTGTAACTTTAATTTTAGTATCGTCACCCAAGTGTATGGTATTACCACTTAGATAAAGGTCACGCCACTTGTAGTCTACAGAACCCAAGTCATATGTAACGTCTTGTGATGGTATAATATGTTGTGCAACTGCTGACAAATCTACAGAACCACCAAGTAGTCCTCCTGTATCTGTCAAGTCGCTTAGGTCTGCAGGTATACTATTACTTACAATTGTATCTGCAGTAATTGTACCTACGGTAATATTACCTTTTACTATACTTGCATCTAATGCACTTACATCGTTAACTGTTGCGGATGAAAGTGTAATACTATCAAGTAGCATAAACTCATTTGTTTCACTATCTCTTACAAGTCCTGCATACTGATTTATTCCACGTTTGCCTAAAAATCCAATGTCAGTTATTGTTCCTGACTTGTTTAAAATAATTAATGGATCATCAAATGATGTTTCTGCAGTTGATAAATTTACCGCTTGTATTTTTCTGAATGACATGTATAGTTTCCTTTAAGTTATATTTATTTGCTGAGATTATTTACTTGCAATGTGAGTTGATTAATTTGTTCTTGCTGTTCTTTTATTGCTTCAATTAATACACCTACTATATTACCATATGCTACTGCTTTCATTCCATCCTGGGTGGTATGTACTACTTCTGGAAGAACTTCCTCAACTTCTTGTGCTATTACACCTAGGCTATTTCTACCATCTTTTTCAAAAGTTACACCACGTAGATTACTTACAGTGTCTATTGCATTATTAATAGTTTCAACATTTCTTTTTAATCTTCTATCTGAGTATGCAGTAACATCACCAGTTGCTATTAATTCACCTTCAATATTTACTCCACCATCAACTGCGGTTGCTTTGTCTGCACCTTCAAATGTTATACTCGTATGTTCATGACTATCATTAGATATAGTAGCAGTCAAAGTTACATCTGCTGTACCGTCAATAGATACACTGCCTGATGCATCACCACCTAAAGTAATTGTTCTAGCAGTTAACCATTTAGTTGCACTAACAGCATTTTCTGCACTTCCAAGTGCATTATCTATATTAGTTTGTAGTACGGCATCTGCTGCAATTCGAGCATCAGTTTCAACTAAAACTTTAGCAGTTGCATCAGCACTTGCTGTTGATACTGCATCTGATTCTGCTGTATCTGCGTATGCTTTAGCATCTACTAGTGCTTGGTCTGCTTTTGTAGTTGCATCAGTTGCTGCTGCTGAAGCTCTTACTACATCTTTAGCTTCTGCTGATGCAATTGCATCTGATTCTGCTGTATCTGCATATGCTTTAGCATCTACTAGTGCTTGGTTTGCTTTTGCTGTTGCATCAGTTGCTGCTGCTGCAATTGCGTCTGCTTCTGCTGTATCTGCATATGCTTTAGCATCTATTAGTGCTTGGTCTGCTTTTGAAGTTGCGTCTGATGCTGCTGCTGAAGCTCTTACTACATCTTTA